ACCCTGAGCGTCCGGCCCAGAGTCCTTAGCAACGTCCTGATGCTCGGTCTTGTTCTCACCAATCTCGGAGAGTCCAGACTCGTTATCGACGTGAATCGGCTCGATCACGTCCTTGCGCTTAGTAGGGTTTCGGCTATCCTCACCCTCCAACTCCGGTGCAGGCACCGTCTTGGGGGTCCACTTGCGCTTATCAATTGTGGGAACAGGTCCGCCGTCAGCAACCTTGGTAGAAGCGGCAACAGCTACCGGCTCAGGACCGAATTCGTCACCAACACCCTCACCGACTGCGGAAGGCTCTGTCGGGAACGGAATAACCTCTGCACCCTCAGGCTCAGAAGTATTTTCAATCTCCGGAGCAACGTCCTCTGTGACCTCAGGAGCCTCATCGGCTACCTCAGGCTGCTGAGCTTCTAGCTCAGCCTGCTCTGCACGCTCACGACGACGCTCTTCGGCCTTCTCAGCCTTTTCATCCCAATAAGCCTGCGTAGTCATGGCGGGCTTGAAGTTACACTTGCCACCCTCGTAGCCTTCGCCCTCGCAATGACGCGGACCGCCCCAATGCTGGGCCATTGCGTCGAACCCTGCGCGCGGCTCACCCTGAGCTAGCGAAATGTCCACAATATCCTTGTGGAACGGGCACATCTTGGGCTTACGCGATTCGTGAACAGAAGCCTGACGAACGTTATCCTCTTCGTCCTCTTCCTCGTCCTCTTCGTCATCTCCAACGGGCGGATCAGACTTAATAGACTGAATGACAGTCGCTAGCGTAGCGTCCTTATCATCGTATCCAACTTCATCGCAAGAAGCTGCGACAATACTCTGTAGTTCATCCTCTAGATACTCTAGAGCGCTATCACCGTGAGCAGCGATGAACGTGCCAAGCATGTTGTCAACGCGCGTCTTGGACAAAACGGCAGCGCGGCGAGCTAGGCGAATGTTATCGCTCTCGTCAGCAGCAATTACATCTAGGAAGCTAGTCATCTTCGTATCGGCAGTGTGCAGTAAGGTCAAAGATCGGTTCGTCGTTTGCTGTTACATCTACCAGCTTGAAAACCGATCCACATTCAACACAGACAAAAATCTCCGGAGGCCATCTTGTAGCGAAGTAACTATGAGGCGTGCGACACTCGTGGCACGTCACAGTCGTTTCTCGCATTACATGAAGAGGGCTTCATCGGGAGCATTCGTCTGCTCTTCCTGAGCGGCTGCCGCCTCCTTCTTTGTAGTTTCCTTGCGAGCAGCTAGCTCATGGCGACGAGCAACCTCGACGCGAGCAACAAACTTCTGACGGAAGTCATCAATCTCGTCGCCCTCAAAGCCAGCGGTCTTAGAGATAATGTGAGAGTAAGCCATCTCACGAGTGACACCCGTGTCAGCAAGAGCGCCTGTGTCCAAATCAGTAACGAACAGCGAAGGCTCTTCATTAAGTAGCTTGTCAAAGTCCTGAGCCTCAGATTCAGCAATCATTTCCTGTGCTGTAACATCTAGCCAGGAATCACCAGAAGCACGACCAAGATCGGCCTGCTCGATGACAATCGGAGTAGGCGGCGTGAATGCCTCGGCGTCAGCAGCATCTAGATGATCGATAGCTTCCTTGATCACGCGACCCTCTGCCTCAGCAGCGGTCTTGATCTGGTCAAGCTTAATCTCGATATCGTACGGCGCACCGTTGTTGATCAAACGATGAGCTTCAATAGCGATATCGCTTAGTTCCTTCGCACGCTTAGTAAGCGACTCGCGGTCACGGTCGAAGTCTGCGTCAAGACGAGAGGCTAGCTTCTCGGTAGGATCGCTAGGTGCAGAGGCGGTCTTCTCAGATACCCACGAGTATCCTGCTTCGCCGTGAACGTTTAGCTGAGCGATGCGACCATTCTCAAAGCGCGCAGTTACCTGCTCGCCCCAAACGGAGGCAACACGGCCAAGAATCTCACCCTTCACACCATTAGGCGTGATAATGTGAGTGGCCTTCTTCTGAGCCTTACGCTCTTCATCAGCCTTGCGCGTCTTCTTAAGCGAATCGAGATAATCGACAGCGCTTTGTTCAACGTCCGCAAGAACGGTTCCGGAAGCAACAACCTTGCCCTCGTGAATGGCGAAGATCTCTTCCCCTTCGAAGGTGAATGTTAGATCAGTCATCATGCTCGCACATTACAATCTTGATCCGGAAGATAATGAAGTGCTAGAATCTACCGCGACTACGGCGCATACTACCTCTGTTCATACCCCGTCTTGCACCACCCAAAGACCCACGTCCAAAATTAGTACCGGGTACTGCCTGTTCGCCTCTACGACCAAAAGCGTCATAAAACTGTGCAAGCTGTGGATGCACACCAGTATTACCGGTGCTGGTCGGGTGATCGTTACCACCAATACGGAAACCACCAGGGGCACCAGCAGCTAGTACCGCTTGGGTTGCTCTATCCCTCATCTTGTTAGCAAGCAGATTGCCAATCAGCGATTCGGTACACTCCATGATGCAGTCGGCCATGTCCTTTGTCTGGACTGGACCAATATCCTGCTTGTCCACCCTGGGATGACGACCGCCAGTATTCTTTTGCTGCAAGAATTTAAGCTCGTCTGATGCTAGTCGGGCATCCTCAGTATCGTTCGGGCAATGAACAAGTCCGTGATTAAGTGCGGTCTTGAATGTCTCGGCACGGAACCAGTTACGCTCAAGCGTTGCTGTTTTCTCATAAACATTGATACCTTCGACCCCTCGATCCATAAGGGCATACTGCAATGTCTGAATCGGCTCGGCTGACTGGAACTGGTCGAACGTGATCTCATACGGCAAGAAGATAGCCGCATAGTCTAAGATCTCGTTAATGACTGTAGCCCACTTAATCGTCTGACCAGGGAAATCCTTTGGATTCCATCGCTTGATTAGGTCGAAGACCACATGTGGCTCTTCTTCATCACGAATATTCTTGTGGTACTCTAGGTGAGCGATAGCGAAACCGAATCCAGCGGTAGTGCTTGACGGGTCGAGATGGAACTTATACTTGAATAGGTTAATAGCCCCACCACCCCAGTTGGTATCCAGAGGGGCGATGATACGACGACCTTGATCATCAAACCCTGCCGGTGCGCCCTGGAAGGCTCTATCCACCATGGCCGGGTTCAGATAAGCGTCCGTAACCTCAGCGAACTTACCACGATTCTCGACCTTGAATGTCTCCGGGTTAGCAGCTTCCTTGGCCTTCTGCACCATCATCTTGGTGCGGTCGCCCTCACTGTACAACGGAGTGCCATCCTCATCGATCTCTTCTTCATCCCAATCGGGGGAAGCGGTGATAACCTCACCAAACTTATGAGTTGGCTGCCACTTAGACTTGTACTTCTTGTAACCTTCAAACAACGCCCACGACGGAATCTGGATGGTAAGAGAAAGCGGAGTGCCGTTGATCTTGTCCTGGCCTAGCTGCTCGCCGGGTGCGTGCCTCTTGTCATACGGGGTCATCGCCACCATATAGCGGTCATAAAACATTCCGACCTTGGAATAGGGCGACGAGTTACAGAAAATGATTCCGTCTTTACCGAACTGGTCAAGAGCCGGAACAGCAGCGTTGTACACCTGATCAGCCGACGCCTTAGACTCACCGGCGATCATGTGGGCCATCTCGTCAATGACCAGCGCCATAGTAGCCGATCCTCGGAGCGTACCGGCGTTAGCGGCAAGAGCCTTGCCACGAAGTTTAGCGATATCCTTATCGACCTTGACGCCGCGTGCTTTGCGCTGATTTAGCTTGCGCAAGTCCTCAGGAGTTGATACACGAAACTCTGTTTCTAGAGACTTGGCAACGTACGGCTCAAACGCCGTGCAAGACTCTACTACGGATGAGAAGTCGGCATACTGGAATTCCTTAGCCTGAGACTCAGATCCAGCAACGCAGGAGAAATAGATATCCTTGTCAGGATCAATACCGTAATATCGACCGGGGTCCTGTAACTGTAGGGTGTCCCACATGACCTTCCCCATAGCCATTCCGGTGACGAAACCCTTGGAGGCTCGTCGTCCAGCTACGAGGTCGATCTCTCGGAAGTGATTGTAGCCCTTGTCGCGGAGGTATTCAACCCTGTCGCGAATATTTGGGGAGATCTGAATCTCTCCCCCACCCCGACCACCGGCAATCCAGTAGTCTAGGATATCTTCTTCTTCGTTGGTAAGCTCTTCAAGGAAGATGAGCTTGAGCAGAACCTTCTGTCGCGGGTACAGCGGCTTGTTACAGAACTGATCGGATTCGGCAAACTCTTCGATTCCGATACGGCTGATGGTAAGGCTGTTTTCTACCTGATCTAGAAGGTCCATTGCCATTAAATAGCGTTGGGCGAGTCTTTATAGTAAAGCACTTGGTTCCAGCCGTCCTCGCTAGTCAGCGGAACAATGTTTTCTTCACCGGGTTCTAGAATGATCGTCGGACGATTATGATAATCTAGAATAACAACAGGCTCATCTGCACCATTTCGGATGATCACACAAACATCATCCCAATTGAACTCATACCCTTTGTCTTTGAGCAACTTCTCTGCTTCAACGAGGTAATTTGCCCATTCCTTTGGATTAGTCTTATCCATCATGCTCTCCTAGGAATGCTTCGCCCTTTGCGGTAGCTCTCTTGACTTCCCATTCCTTCTTCTCGTGATCCTGACCATACTTCTCAAGATCAGAGCCAGGAAGCACACCCAGCCATTCAATCTCGGGAGGATGACCCTCAAGAATAGGAACAGTGTTCACGGTGCAGAGTACGCCCACCTGTTCAGCCAACGTTGTCTTGATTTCATCTTCGAATTCATCAAGCGCTTTAAGAACAGCATCCATCGTGAAAGTTGACGGATCATTAAACTTGGTTCGGAACTTTTCTTGATGCTTGCTTCGAATTCGCTGGATGATGCGCCATGAGGCTTGAATTTGATCATCCGTGAGATCGAGCGTTAGGTTGCCAGAGAAAGTCTTGGCATCGTTCATCGCGCCATCTTTGACGCTGAGGTTGGGTGACGTAATGTGACCGCTCATAGACTACTCCATATAGATACTTGACTACGTATTACAGGCCGTATAACGACAGAAAGCGGGGCCGAAGCCCCGCTTCCAAATCGGATCACCCCTAGGTTATGCGCGGATATCCTGAAT